TTGGTGATATGATAAAATCAGTCACAAATTTTATAGATAATATTAATTTTGATATGATAGCAAAGTATGAAGATGGAAAATTAACAGGAGGAGCACTTAAAAATATTGTTGATAATTTTAATAGCATTAATAAAATGGCAAGAATTGTAGCTACAGTTATATCAAATGGTATAGGAGGTAGTTTGTATGGTGCTAGTAAAACAGGAGAGAAGAATGCGTTGGGTAGGTCACCAGAACAAATGGGTAGAGTAGAAAGATTTTTTGCTGGATTATTTGATGCTACAACATTAGATATTTTTGATGCTGATAAACAAGGTAGAATTTATAATTTATTCAAGAATCCTGAAGAACCAAAAACTTGGAACCAAATAATCAATCAAATTAAAGGTATGAATATTGATACTGATAAATTACAACAACAATTAGAGATTTCTGGTGTTGAACCTGATGTAATTTTAATGAATCAGGAGATAATAAACAATATTGCTGTTCCAACAGAATCAGGAAATAATGGTGAAATGGCATCTAGTAGGACACAAGATCTTAATAATCCATTATGGACAGGGGTGGTGGGATAAATGGTAAAAGCATTATCAGGATCAAATTATGAGATACTTAGTATTACTAAGGGTGATAAGGAAATAAATTTACAGGGTAAAACTACCTCATTCGATTATTATGAGAGTGTTTTATCTCCAAATGTAACTGCAAATTTAACAGTTAAAGATGGTGGGAATGCTGTAAAGTATGATAAGAAATTTGATAGACAAGAGAGGGTAGGTTCAATTTATAATGCCCTTCCAATTACTGGTGGTGAGGAAATAGGATTTAAAATAAAAAATTCTTTAGGAGTTCTTGATTTCTCTAGGAATCCATTAATGGTAAATGGTGCAAGTAATATGGCACATGATGATATGACAAATAATATTTTAATTAATTTAGTTTCTCCATTATCAAAGTTAAATCAAGATTCAGTAGTTTATAAAAAATATGATGGTAATATTGGAGATAACGTCAAGAAGATTATAAAAGAATATTTGAAGGTAAATGATAATAAAATGACAATTGATGATGTTGTTAATTCTTATTCTTTTATTGGTAATAGCGATTCTGTTTTTGATGTAATTTGTTGGTTAGCAGCAAAATCTATTTCAGTATTAAATGGTGTTGGATTCTTCTTTTATGAGACACAAGATGGTTTAAATTACAGAGGAATTGAGAATTTAATAGATCAAGATGCGACAGCATTTTATTATAAGACAAGTGCTGTCAGAAAGAATATTGATAATAATGCTAATGATTATAAAATTTTATCTTCTTCAATAGAAAAGAATCAAAATATAATTAATGCCATGAAATCTGGTACATATCATACTCGTTCTATATTTTTCAATCCTAAATATTTTGATCTTGAAGAAACATTCTCAAGATTTGGTAAAGATAGGCAATTAACACCATCAAAAATTTTAGGTAAAGAAGTAGAAGAACCCGAAATAAGTGCTGGTGAAGATAAATTTAATAGAACTCTTTATGATATCCTAGATCTAGGAGCATACAATCCTACTGTTGCTGGTGAAGATAATAATGATCCTACACAATGGCAAACACAATCTACAGCAAGATATAATATATTATTCAGTCAAAAATTAAAATTACAAGTTCCTTGCAATCCTAACTTAAAAGCTGGTGATGTTATTGCTTGTGATTTTCCTATTGTTACTGAAGATTCTAAAGATCAAGGAGCAAATGATCCAGTACAGAGTGGAAGGTATTTAATCGTTGATTTATGCCATCACTTTGATCCTACTAGATCTATTACTTCAATGACTTTGGTTCGTGATTCTTATGGGGTATATACTAAAAAACAATGAAAAATAATTTAGGTACAATTGGTAAATATAAATGGTTCTTGGCACAAGTTGTTACAGATCAGAATCAAGTAGTTAAAGATGATTGGGAATATCCTAATACGTGGGGAGAACGTGTAAAAATAAGAATACCTGGAATGCATCCACAAAGTAGCAGTGAAGTTGATGGTAATAATTTACCATGGGCAATTGTTGCTAAACCAACTACATGTGGTAGTAAGAATACTATGACTGCTGGTGTATGGGGAGGTGAATGGGTAATTGGATTCTTTTTAGATGAAGGTGAACAACAACCTGTTATTACTCATGTTCTAGGTAATAATCTTCATAATCACGAAGTAAGTGCATCTAGTGGTTTTAAAAGGATTAATAGATTTAATTCTGGTATGAAGCCAGGTACACATCAAATAGGAAAAGGTAGTGCACCAGAGACACCAGCAGAACCTAATAAAGATGAATTTAAAAATTTAGATTCTAAAGTAGATACTGAAAATAAAAGCGAACAATTAGAATCTAAAACAAAGGTATAAATATTCATACAATAGTACATTATAATGGCTGAACCACAAGTAGGACAATGGAAAAGAAAAAACACCTCTAGAGGTGCTAGATACCAGATATGGAATGGTACTTCTTGGAGTGGTAATCGTACTGTTAAACCTAAAGGAACTGAATATGATCCTGAACAGGATGCAGAACAAATTAATTCAATAAGCTTTTATGATGATGATGGTAATTACGTAGGAGATCAATTCTCAGAAATACAGGAGGACAATAAAAAATCAGATGAAGTTACTAATAGTAAGATTACTATAGATGAGTCTAATGAATCAGTATTTGAATCTTTAACAGACGGTCAGATATCTAGAATATTACTTAGTGCTCCTGGAGATACTGTTGAGGGAGTGAATGTTACAGTAGATTTATTGCAACAATTAAACCAATTTCAATTGGAGAAAAGTGAAGAATATAAATTAAATTCAGAGGAGGGTGCTGGTCAGAATGATTCAGTAACTAGTCAAGGAGTAAATAGCACTAATTCTGAACCAAAGATGCATAAAAGGGAATCTATTGGTTTTAGTGAAGCATTAGCAGCAGCAAAGAAGGAGGCTAATATATTTTCATCTACATCTGATCCATGTGGAGGAAAAGTTAATGCAATTAAATTAGCACTTACAAGTATGTTCAATACTTTGAGAGATATTAAAAAATATGGAGGAGAGTATATAGATGGTATAACATCTCAAATGGCAAATATAAGAAATGTAATCAGAGATACTGCAGATGTGATTGCTACTGCACTTAGATCAGTAGTACAAAGATTACGTAATTTTGTAATAAGTAAGATAAGAAAGGCGATTGGTAAAATAGCAGATAATATATTCACATCACTTACACAATCTTTGAAAGATACTATTGTACAAAAAGTTGTTGATGCTCTTTTATGTACATTTACTAAAATATTAACTGGACTTGGAAATTTTGTTGGTGATTTCTTGAAGGAATTAGTGGGTAAAGTTGTAAACATTCCTCTTTGTGCTGCACAACAATTCGCAAATTCATTAATTAATAATCTGGCAGCAAAAATTGATAATGCAATAGCTCCTATTTTGGATGGAATAAATGATATGATAGGAGGAGTTGGTAAAATAGCAGGATCAGTTTTCTCAGCAATCGATACTATTCTTGGATTTGAATCATATTTATGTCTTAACCCAGATTGTCCAGAAGTTAATTCAATTAATTTTGATCCTTCTAAATTAGGTCCTATAAGTTCTGTTAAAGATGTATTTGATGGTTTTAAAGAGGCAAAAATACCAACAGCTGCTGGTATAGGAAAATCTGTTACTAATTATATTGAAGATTTTTCAATATTTGGAACAAAAGTAGGGGACATGCAGGAAGAACAAGAATGGATTTCTTGTGATACAAATCCATTAAAGTGTGGAATGCCAACCATTGAAATTTTTGGTGGAGGTGGTGATGGTGCCTATGCGACTGCAGTTGTTGATCAATTAGGTCATGTTATTGGTGCAGATTTAGCAGAAAAAGGTGCAAAATATATTACTCCACCATTTGTTGCTATTATTGATCCTTGTGATATAGGACAGGGTGCTTCTGCATACTCTGAAATTAATGATGATGGAGAAGTCGAAAGAATTGTTATAGTCAATACTGGTAATGGTTATAATAATCAACCAGTTAGTGATGTAGATGCAGGTACAACATCTGATTATATTGTATGTTTAGATGCTCTTGAAATTATTTCAACAGGAATTGGATATGCTCCTACTGATGAAATTGTAATCACACCTGATATACCTAACTTAGAAGTAAGTGTTCAAATGAATGAGGAAGGGCAAATTATACAAATGCAGGTGTTAAATAGTGTTTGTGGTATAACTGAGATGCCAGATATTGATATAAATAGTGAAACGGGAGCAGGTATACAGGTGAGACCAGTATTATCATTCAATAAATTGGAATCTCCAGCACAAGTTCCTAATAATATTGTTGATGTTGACATTAGTGATAATAAAGATAATATCAGAATTCTTGCTCAACAGCAAAATATAGTTCGTGTTATTGATTGTGTTTCTTAATCATGAGTAAAGTTTTTCAACCAGACCATATATTAACGGAAAATCCACATGGTGCGATTGTCTATGGACCTATTACACCAGAAGATACTGATGATGGGACAAGATACTTACAGACAAGCACAGGTGGTCATATAACTTGGGCAAATAAGAATGGTAATACAACTACAATTACACCAGGTCAAAATTCTGAAATTTGTGGAAGAGGTCTTGTTCAAGGTAAAAATACAGATGCAACAAGTGAAGCAGTTGCTAAAGCAATAACTGCTCGACAAGGAGATATAGTTATTACTGCTGAACATGGAAATATAAAATTAAAGGCAAAAAATATTTGGATTGAAACTAGTGGTTCGGGATCAGCAGGTAATTTTCATGTAAACTCTAATGGGCATATAAATTTAACTGCTGGTGAAAAGGTAACTATAGGTGGTACTAAATTGTGTATGATAGGTAAAGAGAATATAGCATTATCTTCTGATGGATTTATAAATGCAATTTGTGAAAAATTTAATGAGTCACAACCTTTTAGTGGTATTTTTGGTATATTTCAGAATATGTCTATGCAAACTCTTATGACACTAGCAAGTAGTGAATGTGGAGGTGGTCTTAAACTCTAATGACTCAAGTTAAACAAAATTTTAGTACTACAGATGTTTTTAATCCATATCTAGGAAGTGCTATAGAAGTGCCTAGAACGTTTTGGAAACCAGGAACAGCAGCTGCCTATAATCAACATGTTGGTAAAACATCAGTAACGGGACTATGGCAAGGAGTTTTGATGGCAGGAATGAATCCTGACTCTCCTTTCTCTTATCTTGGTTCTCCTGGTAATATAAATCTACATTGGCCATCTATTACTACTTATATGGGGGATCATACTGTAATTGGTAGATCCAGTGTTCTTGGAATAGGATTTAGAACTGCTGTTGCTAGTGCAACAATGGGAGCACTTGGACCTTCTAAGGTAATTAGTGGAACGACAGCAAAGGTGATAGCACCAAAAGTGGTAATAGGTGGTGCAACTGTTAACATTGCTGCTCTTCCTGCAGGTATATTCATTGGCGGTAGAAATTGGCTAGCTGATACTATTAAGTGGGATAGTAAGAAATCATTTGATATTCCTCATCCAACAAAAACAAATCATCGTTTAAGATATATTTGTACAGAATCACCAAAAGCAGATGTATATGTAAGAGGAAGACTTAAAGATTCTAATATAATTAAATTACCAGATTATTGGAAAGATTTAGTTGATGCAGATAGTATTACCGTACAATTACAACCTATTGGTTCGAGACATTTTCATCTTAATGTAGAGAAATTTGATAATAAAGAAATACATGTAAAAGAAGCAGATGATAAACCTATCGATTGTTTTTATCAAGTATATGGAGAAAGAAAAGATACTACTAAGAACATATCAGAGTATGAGGGCTTGACACCAGACGATTATCCAGGAGATAATAGAGAATATGTTATTAACGGAGGTAGACAATGAAAGACGAAGCACGATTAGCACTTGATAGTATAAAAAAAGATAATGAGGAATTAAAAAAGATTGGAACTGATGGTTCTCCTGATATTACCCCTGTTAGAAATTATGAAAGAAGAAATGTAATACAGAATGATGATGGAACTTGGGGTGAAACCATTACAGAAGAAGAATCTCCTGTAAGAAAAGATGTTGAACAACGTGCTAGTGAATTAGAAGGTTTTGAAATTGATGCTGCTAATTATGAAAATCTAGCTAAGATTGGAGACAATAAAGTAATTCAAATTATAGATGAAATTAATGATAAAAAGGCAGGAATTATTACTACAGTTAATGCAGCAGTAAGTGCTGGATGCTCTGTTCTTACAGGTAATGGTCTATGGGGAAAAAATGGAATAACTGTAGGTGGTGTAGTGCTTAGTGCTCCTAATACACAAACAGTATATAATACAAATTACCCAAAATTTACCAAAGATAAGGGAGATATTTTTGTTTATGATGGATTAAATAATTATATGTCTGATGCTCCTTTTACTGGAATAACTTCTTCTACGTTAATAGAAACTAATGTGGGAACAGGTTTTTCTACAGGTTGTATTGTGAATACTGGAGATGAAATTGTTGGACTTTATAAAACAATCACAACTGATATAAGTGTTGGTGGAGCATGTGCTGGATATTTGGCTACAGTTAATGCATTAGCATCAGAAATTGATACATTAAGAGATTCATTAGGAACAGATTGGGCTGCTGGTTCTTATGTTGGAGTGGTTAAAGATACCATTCAAGTTAAGGATAAAAAAACAGGATCAGAAACTATGATATGGTCATATAGAAATGAGGATGAAGAATCACGACAACAACAAGAGGCAAATAATAGTCTTATCAATAATATTGAAAGTCAGAGCGAATATCAATAACTTGACAAAACCCTCTATATAAGGTATGATGCCTTTGTAACTGGTGTAATTTATGGACGATATTGTAAATCGCACGATTATTGATGTGTGCACTAGATCTTTTTTAATTATTTCTGATGGTGGAGAAGAGAGGATGATAACATGTGAAACTACAGAACAATTCATGGATGTGATGGAAGTCGTAAATAAATTACTAGATCCAGAAAGAATAGAATATTCTAATCTTAGTGTTAAGAAATAATGTTTTTTGAAAAAGTTAGTCTTGTAACTGGAGGATATGATCCACTTCATAGTGGTCATATATCTAATTTTAAGAGAGCAAAAGATCTATCTAATTATCTTATCGTAGGAATCAACACTGAAGAGTGGTTGACACGTAAAAAAGGACAATACTTTCAGTCTTGGAAGGAACGTGCTGAGATCATTCGACATTTAAATATGGTTGATGCTGTTATATCATGGGATGATATTGACAATTCTGCTTGCGGTGCTATTAAAAAGTGTTTAGAGATATCAGAGAGGGTAATATTTTGTAATGGTGGTGATAGAATTAAGAGTAATATTCCAGAAATTGAAAGGTATGGAGATGATCCTAGAGTAGAATTTAAATTTTCTATTGGTGGTGAAGATAAGATGAATAGTAGTTCTTGGATACTGCATGGATATTTTGAACGTCAAAGAAAACTTCTGGGTATATAATTTCCTATTTCTTGACTAACTAAATAAGATATAGTAATAATTTTAGAAGTCATAATCTCATGCCTCTGAATAAATTAGATAATTTTATTAAGAATACTGAAGGCCGTATTCTTTATGTAAGTCCAAGCGATTTAGACTCAACAGATAGTGTTAGTAATCAGGGTAACTCTCTTACTCAACCTTTTAAGACTCTCCAGAGAGCACTTATTGAGTCTGCGAGATTTTCTTATCTTAAAGGAAATAGTAATGATATTGTAGAAAAAACTACAATTCTTCTGATGCCTGGCGAGCATATTGTTGATAATAGACCTGGATTTGCAGTTAAGAATGATGGTGGAATAGCAAAAGCAATTTCTCCTGGTGGTGGAGAATCTGCTGCTAGTGATACGTTAACACTTCAGTTAAATTCTAATTTTGATTTAGAACAAGAAGATAATATCCTTTATAAATTCAATAGTGTTAATGGTGGTGTTGTTGTACCTAGAGGTACATCTATCGTTGGACTAGATTTAAGAAAAACTAAGATAAGACCAAAATATGTTCCTAATCCTACTGATCCTTCCGTAGCTAATTCTGCTATATTCAGAATTACTGGTGCTTGTTATTTCTGGCAATTCTCTATTTTTGATGGGGATGATAGTGGATTGGTATATACAGATTCTACAGATTTTTCAGCAGGTAATAGGGTAATACCATTATTTTCTCACCACAAATTAACAGTATTTGAATATGCTGATGGTGTTAATAATGTAAATGATTATGATCTTACCGATCTTGATATGTATTATGCTAAATTATCTAATGCATATAATGTTGCATCTGGTAGAAATATTGATGATAAGTATCCTGCCGACCCAGAAGGGTTTGAGAAACAACGACCAGAATGGGAAATTGTTGGTGCATTTGCTTCTGATCCTATCTTATTAGAGTCTATTGAATCTGGTAGTGGTGGAACTCCTAGTACTATAGTCACAGTTACAACTAAAGAAAATCATAATTTAACAGCAGGAACACCAATTAAGATTGAGAATGTTTCTCCACAGGAATATAATCTCTCTACTAAAGTTCAGAGTGTATCTATAGATAATCCAAAAGTATTCACATATTTACTTCCATCTTTTTCTAAAAATTTAGTTACTCCAGCATCTGTTAATACTTTTGAAGGAAAAGCACAAGTAACTATTGAGACTGATACGGTATCAGGTGCATCACCATATATCTTTAACTGTTCTCTACGTTCAGTTTATGGTATGAATGGAATGTGGGCTGATGGTAGTAAAGCATCTGGTTTCAAATCAATGGTTGTTGCCCAGTTTACGGGTATATCTCTACAAAAAGATGATCGTTCATTTGTAAAGTATAATAGTTCTAATAGAACTTATGTAGGACTTGATGAAACTAAGGTTACAGGATCAACTCTTTCTAATAATTCAGCATCGAGAAATTCAGCAACAGTATATCACTTAGATTCTGGAGCAGTCTATAGACAAGGATGGGAAACTACACATATTAAAATTACCGATGATGCTATTCTTCAGATAGTTTCTGTATTTGCGATTGGATATAATAAGCATTTTGCCGCAGAAAGTGGTGGTGATGCATCTATAACAAACTCTAACTCCAACTTCGGGCAATTATCTCTTGTATCTAAAGGATTTAAGAAAGAATCATTTTCAAAAGATAATAAGGCATTTATTACAAACATAGTTGCACCAAAAGCAATTACCAGTGATGAGGAAAATATTGATTGGTTATCTGTAGATGTTGGTGTAACCACTTCTGTTTCTAATAATAAGAGATTATATCTCTATGGATATTCTGATGTTGATATTGTTCCACCTATTCTTACACAAGGATATAGAGTAGGTGCTAAAGTTCATGATAAAGTATATGTAGATTTTAGTGCTGTTACTGGATATGCTACAAGTGAAGCAAAGATCTTAATGACAGATAATTCTAGTAGTAGTTTTAAAGAATATCCAGTATTATCAGGTCCAACATCAAATAGATTTTCTCTTAATTCTCATAATTTATCAACAGGTGAGAAGGTTATTGTAATTAGTGATGATGGAGATTATCCAGAAAATATTAAAGGAGAAACTGTTTATTATGTTATTGATGAAGGTGATGATAATCATATAAGATTAGCTTCTTCTAAAACAGACGCAGATAATTATACTAACCTTGGTAGTGGTGATATTACTGCCTATGGTGGAACTAAACTTAAGATTATAAGTAGAATAAGTGATAAAATTGCTGGAGATATAGGACATCCAGTACAATTTGATGATACATCTACAGTTAAACAGTGGTATATTACTGCAAGTAATGGTAATGATGTTTATAATGCTTTAACACAAATTGGTGTTAAAACGGATTCTGGTTTAGATGCTTTTACCGAACCTTCTTTTATAAAAAGAAAGGCAGATTCTAGAAGTTTAGATGACAAAATCTTTAAACTTAGAGTTGTAATTCCTCAACAATTAACTAATTCTAAGAATCCTGAAAGTGGATTTATTATTCAGGAATCAAGCACTACTGGTGTTAGGACTGATGGTGATTTTTCTACCAGCACTATCTCAGCAACTGATTATGAATATAATAGGAATCCAAGATTCATTAGTACATGTTCATTCACATCAGGTTCTCCTACTTCAACAATAAGTGTTACATCAGAACTACCACATAATTTGAATGTTGGAGATCAAATTATTGTTAAGAATGTAACTGACTCAACCAATCCAGTTGGAACAGCTAGCAGTGGTTATAATGGAACTTATACTGTTGATACAGTTACCAATGATATGCAATTTACTTATGAGACCACTAAAACACTTGGGTCTTCATTAACAAATAATACATCTTCAAGAACAACTGATTTACCAAGATTTGAGAGAAATGATTTACAATCTAATCTTTATGTTTATAGAAATGAAACAATTCAAAATTATGTAAGTGGTCAACAGGATGGTATATATCATCTTTACACACTATCAGCTGATGTAGGTGTTGCCACAGAATTTACAAATCTAAAATATAGTCAGAATGTTGTTGATTTATATCCTCAATTAGACAGAGATAATATTGATGATAATCCAGAATCTGCAGAATCTTATGCATTAAGATCTCCTCTAGGGGAAGTTGCGACAAGTAATCTCAAGAAGAGTATTACTAAATCATCAACTAATAACTTAATTAAAACATTTAATAATAAATTTACTGTAGCAAATGAAAGCACTTTAAGTGCAGTCGCAGGTATAGCAACTCTTACATTCACAAGAGAGCATGGATTATCTGGTATTGCAACTTATACTGGTTCTATTACAGGTGGATCTGGACATACAAATGGAACATTCTATAATGTAAAACTCTTTAATGAAGTTGGATTATCTAGTTGGAATGGTGCGACTGCTACTGTTGGTGTATCTGGTGGAGCAGTTGTTAGTGTAGACATTCAATCTGCTGGTTCTGGATATCAAAGTGGTGCTACATTATACTTAGATACAGCAGTTATTGGTGGAAGTGCCAATGCTACAATAACAATTGATAATACTGGTTTAACTGGTTCAATTATATCTACTGGTGCTGGAGTTTTAGATAATGGTGGATCTATTCAAGTCACTGGTATTGGAACAACTACTACAGGATATTATAGGTTACTTTCTATTCCTGCTAAGAATCAAATTGCCATAGCAAAAACAGCAGGAGATCCAATTAGTGTATCTGGACAATATGTTCTTCCTACTGGTGGTGTTGGTATTGTTACATCTAACAGTTATGATTCAGCAACAGGTATTACCAATGTTGTATGTTCCTATGCTCATGGATTAGTATCTGGAAATAGACTTAGATTCACTGATAGTAATAATAATCAAATTGGAGATTATCTAGTAAAATCAAGGGTAGGTGTTAATACATTTACTGTTGTTACTAATGCATCAATATCACCAAAGTATATTATTAAACATGGTTTATCTGCTAATGATGGAATATCTGATAAGACTGAAGAGAATATTGCTGCACGTGGAGTTTCATTATATGATAATGAAATAGTCACATTCGAAGGATTCCCAGATCCAACTGATAATACTAAGATTCAGATAAGCTCTCCTACTAAAGGTGTAGCATTAACTAAGAGATTGCCTGTAGGTTCTTACTTACAAATTGATAATGAGATAATGAGAATTGCCAGTGATACTTTAACTGGAGTTGGTAATAGTCAGATTACAGTATTGAGAGGCACATTAGGAACAGGAGTTCAGACTCACGATGCTGGTTCATTTGCTCAAAAAGTAAAACCACTCTCTATTGAGTTCCGTAGACCTTCTATTCTACGTGCTTCTGGACACACATTTGAATATCTTGGATATGGTCCAGGTAACTATTCAACAGGTCTTCCACAGGTTCAGGTTAAATCACTGACAGAAAGAGAAGAGTTCTTATCACAATCACAAGAAAGAGGTGGTGGTGCTGTTGTTTATACTGGTATGAATAACAGAGGTGATTTCTATATTGGTAATAAGAGGGTTACTTCTTCTACTGGTGAGGAAACAACATTCGATGCACCAACACCAACAGTTACTGGTCAAGATCCAGCAAGATTGAGTGTTGTATTTGATGAAGTTACTATTAAAGAACGTCTTACTGTTGAAGGTGGTGATTCTAAACAATTACTTACACAGTTTGATGGTCCAGTTACATTTAACAATGAAATTGTTACTAAACAAAAAACTACTTTCAAGAAATCAGTAAAAATTTCTGATACTACAGATTCTACTACAGCAACTACTGGTTCTCTTGTAGTTAAAGGTGGAGTTGGTATTTCAGGAACAGTTAATCTTGGTGCTGGTTCGAATCTTAAGCTTCCAGATAATGCTGAACTACAATTTGGTGATGAGGGTGCTGAGGCTGGAAATGGTGATTTAAGAATACTTCATGATGGAAGTGAAAGTATAATATGGGATAATGGTACTGGTGGATTGGTATTACAGACTGGTAGTAGTCCAATAGAATTAAGAGCTCTAAGTCAACCTGGTAATGAGGTAATGATTAAGGCAACTCCTGGTGGGTCAGTTGATTTATATGAAGATGGAACAAAACGATTTGAAACTACCAGTTCGGGGGCAATCGTAACTGGTGTTCTAACTGCAACATCTTTCGCTGGTGATGGTTCAGCATTAACAAATATCACCCAGACAACAATAAACAATAATGCAGACAATAGAATCATCACTGGTTCTGGAACAGCAAATACATTAAATGGCGAATCTACATTAACCTATGATGGAACTAATCTAGATTTGGGTGATGATAAACTCATAAGATTGGGTGATTCTCAGGATCTTATTATCAAACATGATGGTGATAATTCTATTATAAGAGAAACTGGAACTGGAGGACTGTATTTACAAAGTGAAGGTAATGTCTTTATTACTAAAGAATCAGGTAATGCCAATGATTTAGTTGCTGATTTTAATGCTACAGGAGGTGTATCACTTTACTTTAATACTGCATCAGCAGCAAGTGCTTCGAAGAAATTTGAAACCACTGCG